TTGGAACGACGGTGTTGTTCGCATCCGGTAGAAACAAACAAAACATCATAGAAGCGGATATAGATTCTTTCTGTGGTGGACGATATGCATATCTAAGCAACGATAGTGCGCAAAGAATTGCCGAGATTATAGCTAAAGATACTGACTTTATATCTAACTACCTAGAAGCATCAGTGATACGATATTCCGATGACGCTAGCGTGGAAGAAGCTATAAATTTAGTTAACAGTCTAAATATACAAAGCAATATGTCTGTATCTGACTATAGAAAAATATCTTCTAGATTAAATGAGGATAACGTTAGGGCTTTCGACGATTATCTCACCGCTTCCAACATAAAAATATCTAAATCAATGCAAGAAAATATAAATTATTATTTAAACTATTTTAAGGATTTTTCGGAATATAGGTTGGCAAGTATGGGCGTAGATATAGATTACAACATTAGTCAATTGAAAAAAAGAATAGCCTCCGTAGAATTAACTATAACAGCTTCGTATGGAACTGACGGTCTACGCACGCTAAAGAAATCTTTTAAAAATGACGAAGTTTTAAAAAACCTTTAACATCTGGAGTGTAAATGTTTAACAAAATATCAAAAAGTAGTGATTCGGGACAAATCATAAAGAGATCATCCTTTACCAAGAGTAGCGTCGGTGGTGGCGGCATGGTGAAGTTAGCTAACCCCGTTGGAGCATCTGTCGTTAGAATGGCTCCTAGACCGTTCTCTCCTTTTTATGAAGAATCCAATTTAATGCTCCCAAGAGACAGAAGAGAAATAAATGCTTGGGCAAGACATTATTACACGACGGATCCATGGGTAAAAAACGCCATAGAATTACATTCGACATATCCTCTTGGCGCATTCGGAGTGAAATGCGATGTTCCAGAAATAACAAAATTTTTCAATGATATGTTGCAGAGATTAAATTTTTCTTCCATGATTTACGATATAGGAAGAGAATTTAATATTATCGGAGAAGTTTTCCCATATTCCGAATTAAACGAATCAACAGGCGAATGGGAAAGAATTATTATTCAGAATCCAGATTTTATAGATGTAAAATCAAACATATTAACTGAGCCAGTTATTTCTCTCATGCCTGATGAAGATCTGAAGAGATTAATAACATCTACCAATCCGGATGATATAGCATTAAGAGAACAGATACCGGATGATGTGTTGTCATATATTTATGCAGGTAAAAATATTCCCCTTCACCCTAGATTGGTTTCTCATCTGGCTAGAAAAAATGCACCTTATGACGTGAGGGGGACCACTCAGTTAACTTGTGTGTTTAAAGATCTAATGTTGAGGGATAAATATCGTGAAGCTCAGTTTTCCATTGCCGACAATCACGTGACTCCTTTAAAGATATTTAAAGTAGGAACTGCTGATGGAACTTACAGACCAACCGCTGACGATTTAGTTGCGTTTAGAAACATGTTAGAGCAGGCAACCTATGATCCAAACTTTACCCTAGTGACTCACCCCGGCTTGGAAGTGCAATACGTAGGATCTACAGGTTCAATTCTTCCCTTAGAAAACGAAATGGATCGCATACAAGATAGAGTGTTGACTGGACTTCATATTTCGAAGGCGTTCACAACTTCAGAAGGTCCTACATACAGTAATGCTTCGGTTGCTTTGGAGATATTGCAACAGAGGTATGTATCGTTTAGGACTCTTATAGAAAAATGGTTGGAGTGGAAGATTTTTAGGCCCGTCTCTAAGCTACAGGGATTTTATAAGGTCGTCGGAAGACAACAGGAGTTAATTATCCCAAAGGTAGCTTGGGATAAGATTAATCTTAAAAATAATAGGGAATATCAGCAGTCACTAGAAGGATTGTTAAGAGACAATAAGGTTTCTTTGAAATCCATGTATAAATCCCTTGATTTAAATTACGAAGAAGAAATGTCTAACATTAAAGAAGAAATTAATGACATGAAAGAAATCGCTTACAAATTAGAACAACCTTACCTCGGTCCAGAAAATATCAACGTTTCTCAAGAAAGCAAGGAACAGTCCATGGAAAAACAAAAGAGCGATGATGAAATGGCAAAAGGCTCAGCTCCAGAGGGCGGTGAAGGCGGAGACATGGGCGGAGACATGGGCGGAATGGATCTAGGCGGCGGTGGCGGAGGTGAAGATTTACTCGGTGGCGGTGGGGAAGAAATTCCCGGACTGGCAGACCTAGGCGGAGGTGGAGAAGCTCCTCCAGAATAATATGAATTATACTGAAAAAATATATAAGATCATAAAGGCTAGGCTATCTAAGGTATCCTTTCCGCAAGGAGCTGGAGCGTCAGCCAACGTTCCGTTTCCTTCTAATCCAGATGTTCCATGGGCATCACAACAGTCTAGACTGTATACCATGGACTCTGATTCTAAATTTTGTACGAAATGTAAATCAAAAAACATAAAGAAAAAAGGCGAAGACAAAGAATTTGTATGTTTGGACTGCAATACTAGATTTTCCGATGGACATTTCCTAGTTACGGAATCCCCCGGTTCAAGATACCCGGGACTTTTGGGTCTAGATGGTTATGGAAATAAATCAGAATATCACGCTGGAGACCCGAGTCCAGTGTCATCTACTTTTTCACAAGTAGTAGGGAAAGGTTAATCGCCATGATGATAAAGAAATTTAATTTCTTTGAAAAGAATGTTTGCAATGGTATTTATGAAAATACTGTTTGTGAAAAATGTAAAAATCCGCTAGATCTTAGATTCTGCAGCGAAGGCTCTATTGATTGTTCATCCTGCGGGCAAAAAAATATCCTAAAGACATCCAAACAGGAGAGTAAAAATGAGCAATAACTTACACAACGATAACCTACCCAACTTTGATAGTTCCGAAAAAGAAATACAAGATGATTTTATAGTTCGTCTGGCTCAGACGGGAAATGACGATGAAATACTCGGCGGGGAAGGTCCTGAAGGTGTGGCATCTCCATTCCAAGATCCAAATGCCGAGGGAGACGCTGCGGTAATGGATTCCGAGGCCAAAGACCAAGGGGATGAACTATCCGATATCCTAGACGCTCCAGACAAAGAAAAAATAAATACCTTAGACTGGGACAATTTTACAGTTGTAATGAATGAAGATTATGGAACAATGTTGGCCAAAGAACAAGGTTTGGATTTGCAAGATGCCTTGGATAAATCTCATTATATACGATATAAAACACCGGAGGATTTATTAGCCGTTCAAGGGACGATCTTTGGGAAAGATGCCGATGAGGGAGAAGGATTAGTTGAGGTTGGCGGGTATGATTCTCAGGATGAATTAGAGAAACAATTGGAGATGTTACAATCCAAAGAATACTTCGAGGGCGGGTTCCCAGAAGACAAAAAAGACGAACTACTGGTTACTTTAGATGACTTAAGCGCTGCTTTTGAAAACTATAAAGACAGCAGAGACGAAGACAAAGCTGAAAGAAAAGTCAAAGAATTAGAAAATCCAGTTGAAGTTGAACCAGATGAAGAAGAAATGCTCGAATTGCCAGAAGAAGAAACAGAAACGGAATCGGAAGAATCTATGGCTGCTGCTACCGAAGCTCCAAAGGGGTCGAAAATGTCCCCTACCATCCCAAAACCAATCGGTAAGGCTAGTTTATCGAAAGAACAAAGATTAACTAAGAGATCCAGCAGATTAGACAAATTAAATAGTATAAAATAATAAATATTTTATATAATTTTAATACAATACATTAAATCTATCAATTCAAATCTATTAATTCAATAAAGAGGTCACTCATATGTCAATGGTAAAATTCGCTAAAACTAATTTGGACATTATAGATGTCTTTTCCAACCCCGACGAAATGAGGGTGGAATCATCTTCGGGAGAGCAATCAAAAGTAGCAGTAGCTCAATTTAGAGAAACTATACGAGTTGCTAAGGGAAAATTAAAGAAATCAGAGGATTTTGCCTACATTCGAACAAGGGCTATTGGCAGTATGGAAAAGTGGGGACCCAATGGGAACGGAGACGGTTTTCCTTTGAAAGAGCTACAGGCATCGTATAAAACATTTATTGGAAAAGGAAACTTTATAGATCATCATTCTGATGACATAACAAAGATTAGGGGCTTAGTTGTAGACGCATTTATGAACAATGAAGACGAAAGCGTAGAGTGCCTAATCGCCGTAGATAAAAAATCACATCCACAACTTGCCCGAGACATAGAAACAGGAGTTGTAAATTCTGTTTCCATGGGAACTAGAGTTGGATTTTCTAATTGTTCCGTATGTAAGCATGCCGCTAGAACTGAAGATGAATATTGCGATCATGTTAGAAATTACAAGGGTATGAAAATTGGATGGTTAACCAATAACGACGCTCACAGAAATGGAGCTTGGCCTGTTCACGAGGTAAACCATGACCTAGAATTCATAGAATTATCATGGGTTTCGGTTCCAGCTTTTAAGGAAGCTAATGTCTTAGAAAGACTGGCTTCTTTGAGAAAGGCTGTATCTGAACAAAAAGATAATAATAACGATAGACTTTCAAGTGCCATACAGGAAGGCATTGTTTCTTCTGAAAATTCTGTTTTTAATAATGAATTACGTAATTTTGCAAAATCCGAAACAGAAAGAGACATTATCGAGTTAGCTAAAATGGGATTGAGATCACGTGTTTATGACAACACGAGAAAGTCATCTTCGGAATCTGCCCAAAGATACCAAGGAGATGGAACTGTCAGAATCGATCAAAATGACGTGGACGAACTCAAAGCTAATTTAGCGGCCGCTGAATGCCGTGATACGGAATGTGCCTTTGATGCGAGAAAATCTAACACAAATCATGTAAAGGAAACGACTGCTATGCAAAGAATTAAGATTGATATAAAAGAGTTGACGTTAAGGAAATCTTCTAAAGATTTTGCCGCTAAGGGGTCTGTGTCAATTGATGGAAAAGACTATGATTGGAAATCTGTTTCAGGAGATAAAAAAGAATGGCATGTAAGTTTTGATTTAGATGTTCTAGACGCTTTTTCGTCTGCGGGAATTGATCAAATAATTATTGCAGTCAAAGAGTTGCTTAATAAAAATGTAGACTCCACAGAATTGGTCGTAGCCAATGCAAAGCCTAATGTCAGAACCGCTTATCTTGAAAATCAAAATGAAGATCCAAACATGAGCGAGTACATTGACGATAGATACAAAGACTCTAAACCTTCGGATGACATGATATATCCAAATAAAAATTTAGAGGTTCCCGGAGTAGGAAACGTAATGGAAGCTGAATATAAGGCTTATTCCCAAACCGCAAAAGAAGGCCCTGCGGGAGAACTTGGAAAAACCGAAGTAGTAACAGAAAACAGCAGCAAGAAAGAAATAGAATATAAAACAGAACTTCAAAGAGCTTTTATGAAATATAAATTTATAAAGACAGCTGCAGAAGATGACGAATCCATCAAGGGAACTTCGAAGAGAAAAAAGATCGGTAAATATATTTATCTCGGAACTGGAGAAAACAATAAACTAAACTTCTTAGACGAGAAATATCACATTAGCGCTGATGAAATTGTGGATTTGTATATTGGAGATGAATCATCGAGATTTGAAAAGGGAACTAAAAAAGATTGGAATGAAATCGGCGGACAAATAATTGATGTATTAGATAAAATATATGAAGTCAAACAAAAGCTAAACAACGATCAGATATATTGGTATCCTGAAGGTGGAAGCCCTTCCAAAGCCGAGGAAGAAAGAGAATCCATCGCACAAAATCTTGAAGTAGAAAAAGATTCTTTAATAGATAAATTAGATGAAATTAAAAACACAGATGAGATGAAAGATATTCTGAAAGCTTTACAAAAATACAGCGATTATGCTGAGGCTTTCTCTGAAACTTCAGGTATAGAAGCTCCCCAGAATATTCCAAATTTCGATGGGGAACTAGAATCCGAAGAAGACATGCAGGAAGAAATGTCAAAAGCAAAAAAGGCTGCCGAAAAATCCGGTGAAGAATTTGATGAGGAAGATTTTATAAGAAATTATAATCAAGGTATTGAAGACTCATCCGAGGAAGATTTAGACTATGATGAATTTTTTGAAAAAATTATGGCTGCAGCTTCGCCGGAGGCTGCGGAAGAAATTTGGCAAAATGAAATAACTCCAGCTCAAGCGGTGGGTATGCCAAAACCAATGATGAAGCAAATTCAAAAAAGAATGCAAGGCTTGCTCGATCAAGGAAAAATATCCGAAAGAGAAAAAGCTAGCATTTTTACTCCTGAATTAGCAGCTCAATACGAAAGCAAAACAAAAGAAAGAGATGAGTTAGTAAGATCTCTCGACCAACAACTTTTGGATGCTGGCGTTAAAAATGAAAGAGAAAGAAAAAAAAGAATACAAAGATTTCTAGATGGAGAAGGCGGGGGAATGAATATAGACATGTCGCCTGCAAGGGGAGGACGATCTGTAGACTTAGGAGAGGTCGAAGAGCCAGCAGGTCCTTCCGTAACGAAACAGATAAAGCAAAAATTCTCTCCAACTGGGTTGCATGAAGAAGAAATAGAAGATGTAGAGGTCGGAGAGGATGAAGATGAGGATGACGACTGACATTTATAATTAGACAAAATTATTATGTCTAATAGCAGAAAAACTCGTATAAAATTGACAAAAACATCAAAAACCTTATATTAATTTAATATAACGTACTGTAATAGATAGCGCTTTATAGAAAGTAATTTTTTTTTAAAATAAATAACATTCCTTAAGGAGGAAAGCAATGGCAAAGAATTTTAAGAAAGCATGGTTTCAGGGAGCTGATCAACCATCCGTGGACGGTGAAATCACTTCAAACGATCCTAACAAATTAGGATATCCCAGAGAAATGGCGTATCCCAACAGACCGATGCAGGTTCCTGTTGGAGGCGATAGTAGAGAATGGGAACAGAAATGGTTCGAAGGCGCTGCTAACGAAACTAAGAAAGTTATGGGTCCTCAGGGTTCTGAATTCAAGCTTAAGCAAGAAATGCAGAGAATTCCTATGGATGCCAAAGTTGCTAATGCAAAACTTTCTGGCAAATTCACAGTTGCTTCTTCTCCTAAAAATTCTTATTGGACAATCTTCGCAACAAACAAGAGAACAGGTAGGAAAGAAAAAGTTCTTACAGCCACTCTTGATCAGTTGTGGGGTGATGATCTAAATGAAGAATTAGCTTATGGTACAAAGAGCGAAGACTACATCAAAGAAGTAATGCAGAGAATTCGTCAAGATGGTTTCTCTAACGTTGCTTTCCTTATGACTGGCGATAAGAAATTTGTAAGACGTGCCGGTGGTCTTGGTGACGCCATGGAAGGTGCCACAAAAGGCGGAGTGGCCGGGAGTATTATCCCCGGTGTCGGTACATTGGCCGGAGCCGTAGGCGGCGGAGTTGCCGGACTTATGTCAGATGATGAACTTGAGTTGACTGTTGAAGATGCCGCTGGCGAAGATGCAGTTCGTGCTGACGTAACAGTTGAAGAATTAGAAATGAAAAAAGCAGAACTAGAAGGTGCTGAAAGTAAGTTGATCGATCTTCTTCCTGCTGATGCTGCCGAATTAGGAAGAGAAGTTCAGGCTCTAGAAGCAGAACTTGACGCAGCAATTGAAGAAAACAAAGTAGTTGCATCCAAGTTAAGAGATAGAAGTATCTCAGCTTCTGCTAAAGTTAAATTAATGAAGATTGCCCAAGAAACTTTTGAAGCTTCTGCAGAAGAAACTCTTCCTGCTGCTGATAACGCTCTTGCTGATTTGGCCGCTAAGATTGACGAAGTAATTGCCGAAGTTGGGAAGCTTCCCGGAGTTGGCGAAGACGAAGACATCGAAGGCGGAGAGGGTCTACAGGGAGCTGGCGAAGTTCTTGAAGGCGTAGAAGATCTCGAAGAAGGCGCAGAAGATATGGGCGATGGCGATGGAGATGGAGATGATGTGGACGTAATGGAATTAACCACATCTCAGATGAAGAATTTCTTAAACAAGAGATCCGAAATGAACAAGGCAGCTATGGCTGATGAACAGAAATATGGCGTAGTTCCTGATGGCGCACCCAAGGATGGTAAAGATGAAATTAATCGTGCACATCCAAAGGGCGGTTGGCAGGTTCCTGATTTATCAGCTGGTACACCCGTTAAGAATGACGGAGCATTGGTCGAAACCGTAACCGAAGCTCAGGATCATGACTTATCAGTTGCTAACAAAATGCCCACAGGTGAGTTGAACTCTTCAGCTTCTTCTAGAGCTAGAGTTAAGACCGCTGCTGACGCAGGTGCTAACGGTGCTGGTTATTGGCATCAGTTGTTCGATCAGATGGGTCCAGAAGGAAAGAAATTTGCTGATCAATTGACAGATTCTTATGCCAAGCAGGTCTCTGCCGCTACAGAAGAAATCAAAGGTCGTGTAAAGAGAGCTTACGAATTAGCAGAATTGGCTTCTACAAAAGGACTAGTAGAACCAACCACTACCGCTAAGTCAGCTCTTGCAGACAGAATACAGAAGTTCGACGACGAAGCTTTCGTTGCTTACAAGGAAGCCGTTGAGAACACCCCTACCAGAAGATTGACTGCCTCTGATTCTACATTAACCAAGACAGCTTCCAAGTTGCCAATGGTTGGTCAGAACGAGAAGTCTTTCCAAGGCGGAGATGAATTCGAGAAGCTCAACAGAATTTGGAGCTAATCAAAACACATTACTTCCCTAGCCTAAAAAACTAGGGAGGTAAAATTTCGAAGAAAGGAGGAAAAATCACATGGCTTTTAAATTACTATATACGAACTTAGCTGGTCCTCAAGGCGACTTCTTGGTTAATTCTGCAGAAGTATTTGAAGCTGGAATGGTCGGAGTAGTTTCCGGAACTGCCGCTGGTGATCCTGAAGTATTGGTTGCTGACGACGATAGCACTAATCTTCTTGGAATTATCGACGACAACAAGACCACCCAGTTTTATGCATCTTCAGTTAGCGAAGCAGTTGTTTCTGGACAGACTACATTGGCTCACGCCAACGTAATCAATAACAGCTTTAACTTAGTTTCTACTGATTCACCCGGAATTTTACTATCCAGCCCAACCAATGGAACTATCACTGGTGCATCTGGCGCAGCTACTGTTTCTTACAGCTACGTAATCCCCGGTAAAGCAGGAGATGACACTACGTTAGGTTCAGGAAAGTGCACACTATGGCTACAGGAAGGCGAATATGCTACTGACATTTACGAAATCACAAGCTCATTGGCTCCCGCAGGATATGCTGTTGGACTGCCTTTAGTTGCTGCTGATACCGCAAATGGTCAGAAGGGTCGCTTGACCGCTAGAGTAACAGGTGGACCTACAGTTGGATACGTAACAAAAACACCAACCGCAGGAAACCCATACTTGCACTTCTTCAAGACTGGAATCTAATTCCAAAAACCACTAACATGAGGTTGGCTGAAAATGCCTAATTTTTACAAAGTAATAATTTTTAATGGCGATATGGAAGTTTTAACTTCTGTTGATCCGGCAAAGGCTAGATTGCTATTAAAAAAGAAGAAAGCGAAAGTAATCTGTAATCATCCATTCACTTTGCGTTTAAATTACGTAAAAGAATTATCTGAAAAAGATAGAATATTAATTAAAAATCATAAGGAGAAATAAAACATGTCGGAATCGTTATTTAATAGCAAAGGCGAACTTAACGCTGGCAGCACAAGCGAAGCAATCAACAAGTTAGTTGCTTACGCTCAGGCTCTAGCCACCGGTACGCCTTCACCAAACTCTCCCGCTGGTGGTTCAATTTCGGACGAAGAGAAGGAAGTACTCTTAGTCAAGGCCATGCAGTCGGAAAGAGGCAAAATTGCTTTAGCTCAGGCTATGGCAAACCCAATTCGTAGAAATTTAGATTACCAAGGTGTAGGTCGTAAGGCTCTTAGAGTCGATCCCCTACCTCAGGGTGCTCTACCTGTCTACGATAAGGACATTGATGTAACAGCTATCGTAGTTTCATCTAACGGCGCAGCCCCAGAAAGCAGAATCAAGGGCGACCGTATTTCCGTTCCTGAATTCGAAATCGTATCTAACCCAACAGTTAGAATCTTCGAAGTCAAGAGACGTCGTTTCAACGTTATTGATCGTGCGCAGCAGAGAGCAAGACAGGAAATTCAGGCTCAGGAAGATACGAACATTTTCGCAGCTTTGGATTTTGCTTCTGGTCTTGAAAATGCTTCGACCACGCTTACTGGCGGAGTTTTGACAAAGAACGGACTTAACACTCTAGTTGCTGAAGTCGACAAGTGGGACTTAGTAACTT